GCAACACCCGAAGGAAGGGATATTTCTGCGGAAACCATTGACGAGTGGCATAAAGCCAGGGGCTGGTCTGGAATTGGATATCATTATGTTATATCATTAGACGGCACAATAGAATACGGTAGAGATATACAAAAAACAGGAGCTCATGTAAAAGGACACAACAAAGGCAGTATAGGTATTTGCTATATAGGAGGTTGTGATTCCGACATGAATGCTAAAGATACCAGAACACCAGAACAAAAAGAAAGTTTACTTTTACTAATAAAAACATTAAAGAAAATGCATTTAGGTGCAGAGGTGTTTGGACACAGAGACTTCTCTACAAAAGAATGCCCAAGCTTTGATGCAAAAAACGAATATTGCAATGCCTAAAAAGAAATTTAAAGACACAAAGGTTGGACAGTTTTTACTGAAAAAGGTCCCAGGAATTGTTGGAGATATACTTCCAGACAAGGGTGTATTAGGTATTGTCAAGAGTTTAATTGACAACGACCCAGATATAACTCCAGAGGAAAAGGCTCAGCTTCACGATGAGATTGTTAAGATATATGAGCTTGAAGTTGCAGATAGAGACTCCGCCAGAAATCGTGAGGTTGAAAAAGCTAAAACAGGAGGCTTTGACCTTATGTTTAATCTAACTGGTATTATAGGCCTTTTTGCTTTTGCTTTCATTATATATGCTATCGTATACCTTGAAGTACCAGAAAACAACAAAGAAGTTTGGATACACCTTATCGGGATATGCGAAGGAATTGTTTTAAGTATTTTTGGATATTTTTACGGTAGCGCTGTTCGAAAGAACAAAGATTAGCTTAACTTTTGCTTTTATTAAAATATTATCTTTGCATAAAAGTATTTAATTTTTATGGCTAGAATAAGCACGTATGTTTTAGACACCAACGTAACTAAAGACGATAAAGTTATTGGAACGGACTCTGCGGGGTCAATTACAAAAAACTTTAGTCTTAGTGATATATCGGCAATAGCTAATCAAGAGATTACTGTGGCTGGACAGCTAGTATATCAGTTCAGACAAAATATATCGGAAGGCTCGTTGACAGACCTGTCAGACGGAACTACTTTTTCTGCTGTGTCTAGGTTTAGATTAAGTGAAGTGGATATTCCAGGCCATAACGTACAAGATTTTTTACAAGAATACGAGAAAAAGCGAATTATTGTTGTCGATATAGATGATAAGAATAAGTATGGGATTTATGATGTGGAAGAGATAATAGAAGACACAAATAACCCAAATTATTATTTTTTCACATTAAACTATCACAACGGGAATGGAGCTTTGACTTTAGATAATTATTTTATAGTGGCAATGTATTCACAAGACGCTACATATAGACACAGTCAGAGCTCTGCAAGTACACAATGGACAGTAACCCATAATTTAAACAAATTTCCATCTGTTACAGTTGCTCTTTCAACGGGTCAACAGGGAATAGCAGATGTAAACTATATAGATAAAAATAACTTAACAATAAACTTTTCAGCTGCAAAGAGCGGATACGCATACCTAAACTAATAACACCATGGCTATAAAATTTTTAAATCACTTAGACTTAACTCAAAACGAGATTCAGAATACCGCTCTGCATAATACAGAGGCTTCTGACATTACATCACCAGTATCTGGTCAAATTATTTTTGACAATGGAACAGGCGTAAACAAGTTAAAATACTATGACGGAAGTTCTTGGGTAAGTTTAGCTGGTGACACGGTAAGAACCGTTTCAGTAGACACAAATGGAGACGGCTCTGTTAATAACACTTTATTGGCAAGTGAAAGCTTGGTGCTTAAAAAGGGTTCAAACATAACCTTAACCGAAGCGGGAGGTATTATTACAATCAGCTCCACTGACACAAACACTGAATACACAGCTGGCGTTGGTTTGACATTAGCAGGAACTCAGTTTTCAGCAAATGTAGCGGATAGTCAAACAGAACAAGTACCAGAAAACATAACGACAACTGCAAGCAGATTGTATCAAGTTGAAACTGATGACGAGGATAAGTTAGTGGTTAATGTGCCGTGGTCAGATACAAACACAAACACAGACACACTTCAGACTATTGCTGCTGATACTGCAAATGCAGATAGATTTATTACTTCTGTAGCAAGCGCATCAGGAGCACAGACTGGGCTTTCTCATAGTACGCTTAAATATAACCCAAGTACAGAGACGCTTAAAGTAACAAATCTTATAGTTTCTGGAACGTCAACAACAATTGACACAGAGACAATAAGTCTTTCAGATAATATTATTGTTTTAAATAGCAACGAAACTGGAACACCAAGTGAAAATGCGGGTATTGAGGTGGAAAGAGGAACATCCGATAATGTAAGCCTGGTTTGGAATGAAAGTACTGATAGATGGACATTTACAAATGATGGAACCACATTTTATAATATTCCTATTTCTACTGAATATGATAACTTTAACTTCAATGTACAAGCAGGAGGAACATCTCAAGAAGTTTCTGATGGTGGTACGCTTACATTTGCTCAAGGAGGTGGATTAACTGTAGGAATTAGTGATGATGATACTATCACCTATACACACGCAGATACATCAACTCAAGCGTCAGTAGATAACTCGGGCAGAACATATATTCAGGATATCACCCTTGATGGTTTCGGGCACATTACAGGAATTACTTCTGCTACAGAAACAGTGACAAACACAGACACTAATACTCAATTAGCAACTGTAGAAGCTGATATTGATGTTTCTGATAGTAATTTTGCAACAAATAAAAGAGCCACAATAAATCACACCTTAAACTCTGAAAATGTAGTTGTACAAATGTATGATAAGGTTACAGGACAAGTGGTTTATGCTGATGTTGAGCATACAAGCGACGGAAGTACTATAAGTAAAAATCACGTAAGAATCGAGTTTGGAGTTGTTCCAACTAACGATATTAGAGTAATTATGATTGACGCAAAAGATGCGGCTTCATCGGTTACTCCATCTTACTCATAATAGTAAAATTTAATATATGAAATTTAAAGCACCAATAGAAGTTGAGTCAAGCTTAGTAGACTCTAGTAATTCACCCGGTAGCGCAGGACAGGTTCTTACTTCTACTGGGGTGGGTGTTGATTGGATAGAACCAACTCTTTTACCAGCGGAGTCAGCTGAGAAAGTAATACAGACAGTAAGGTTTGGGGAAGCGGTTTCGAAAGGAGACCCGCTTGTTATAACAGGTTACCACGGTTCAAACGGTCCAGCTATAGTTGAAAGAGCTGATGCAACTGATGCTACTAAAATGCCAGCATATGGTGTAGCTCTTGAAGATTACGCTAACAATGCAACTGGTTTAATGATTGCTGTTGGTGACTTTGATGATTTTGATACAAGTAGCTATAGTGTAGGTGATACGCTTTATGTAGCTGTTGGTGGTGGTATGACAAATGTTAAACCAACCGGAACAGCTCTTATACAAAATATGGGTATTGTCTCTAGGTCTAACGCTAACAATGGCTCAGCAGAGATAGTTGCAATTGGTAGAACCAACGATGTACCAACCCCACTATATATAGACCATGCCAACCAACGAGTAGGTATTGGAGAAGAAACTCCTTTGGCTGACCTTCACATAAGCAAAGATTCTACAGGGCCAGAATTAAGAATAGCCCACGAACCAGCCAGTGGATTTGGCGGCGGGGGTTCGATTAGATTTCAAGGGGGCTCTAGTGATTATGTGTACGGTAGTATAAAATGGTATAACGGAGCGAATAGAGACGCTCAATTATACTATGCCGCAGCAGGTAGAAATATGAATTTCCAGGTTAATGAAAGAAGCCTAGCTACAAATGGATATTTCAGGTTTTATAGCGGCGGTTCGAAAATTGCAGAGATAAGCCCACTTGGGGTATACGGAAACGTATTTTATGACCAAGGAGACACTAATTATTATTTAAACCCAGCAGACTCAAGCACTATAAACACCTTATACGTAAGCAATATAAACAGGAACCCAGTCGTAACATTATCTGGTGATGTTTCTGGTAGTGCTGTTATGACGAACTTGACCAGTATTAATATTACTACAACTGTTGCAAACAATAGCCATCAACACAATGTTTTATATGAAAATTCTACTATAACATATGGGGCATCACAGCTTCAATGGATGGATATATCTGGCAATGGAGGCACTGGACTTAATGGCAGTAACCCACAAAATCCTACTAACGATTGGCATCATCATTTGTTAATGAACCACGGCAACGGTCTTGGGTATTATGTAGACTTAGCTTTTGACTTTAACGATGACAACGTATGGTTTCAAAGAAACGAAGCAGGAACTTTACAAGGGTGGAGGCAAATGTTTCACGACGGCTACCACCCAAATGCAGACACTTGGACTACGGCCAGAACAATTACTATAGGTAATACAGGTAAATCTGTAAATGGTTCTGCAAACGTGTCTTGGTCATTATCTGAAATTGGAGCAGCAGCATCATCTCACACGCACTCGGAGTATCTTTTAAATAATGCAGATGATACGACTTCAGGCAGTTTGACGGTAGGCTCAACTACATCAAACGCAAACAAATCATTAAAAGTTTTAGCTGGAGACTCTTATATTGCTTCAATAGAAGCTCTCGGTGGTAGTCAAGGAACTGGTAAACTATATGTAGGCCAAGCATCAAACTATGGTGGGGGTATTATGTATAACGGTGATGACAATCCGAACCTACCGCAAACAATAGACGCAATATCTTTTTATAGAAGAACAAACAACACAGAGGTTGAGGTGTTTAGTTATCCACACGACAGCAGCGTAGTGACCTTCACTTCTGATGTTATTGTTAATGGTGGCGACGTTGGGATTGGAACGACAAGTCCTAACGCTAATCTACATATATCATCTGGAACAGCTAACGAAGACTGTGTTGTTATAATAGAATCTGATACTGATAATAACGATGAAACTTCCAACCCAAGATTAGAGTTAAGACAGGACGGAGGAGGTGTTGTTGGAAGATTAGGTTATAGAGATAATACTAATAGCCTAGAGCTTATAAACCAATACGCAGAAGCCTTGTACCTGGGTACTAACAATACCGTAGATTTAACTATATTGAGTAATGGCAACGTTGGTATCGGTACGACTAGCCTTACCAGTATATCTTCTACGAACACAACATTAAGCTTAGGAGCTACTTCTGCAACAACTTCTGGAGGTATAGCCTTCCAAGTTAGTGGAGGTGTTGTAAAAGCTTATAATTATGTTGCTAATAATTATTTAATAAACCAAACAGTAGCGGGTGTTGGTCAAACATTTTACGGAGCGGGTTCTGAGCGAATGCGAATACACAATACCACAGGCAACGTCGGGATTGGAACGACTAGTCCTGGGCAAAAATTACATGTGATTGGGAATGTGGCGGCTGATGTATTCTATGATAGATTAAATACTGCTTATTTCTTTAATGGAGATGCGTCAAAAGATGGGGTAGATTTAGTTACAAGCGGAAATTATGCTATTAACGTTTTAGGAACCATCTCAGGAGGCCATAGAAAACATAACAACCTAGAAACTCCAGAAATGGAGTGGAGTATTGGTGGAAGTACTGACCTGAACTGGAAAAAGCTTTGTGATGTTGTTATAAATGACGCTAGCTATTCAGGCTTTGGGGCGGAAATAGAGATTACAAATTTTAGCGGAAACTATGGTAGTGCATTATATAATGGAGGCGAGTTTTATAGAGGGGCTCTTAGTATTTATCATTGGGGAGGCACTGGGGTTGAGTCTGAAACAGCTTACGCAAGTGTTCCATATGATATAAGAGGTCTTGTTAGATGGTATAAGATAGAAGAGACGGGAAAAAATAGATATGAGTTACAAGTTAAGTCTCCAGCGAATTTCCAACAGCTTAATGTAAAGGTTAAGGCTGGGATTGGAAATCAGGTTGCTGATATCATATCATACGCTAATGGTACAAACGGAACTACATCTGGAGGTGCTGAGTTTATTGCAAATGTAAATGGCGACTTTAATAACGAGTTTAATGGGGATATATGGACAAATGAATCCAAGTCAATAGGCTTTAAAAATGCTTATGGAAACCCCAGCATTAGCGCTTATTATGGCGCTATATGGACAAGTAATTCTCTTTATGTTGGAAGCCCTGTATCAGGCAATGGTCAATCGGTAACAGGTCTTAAGTTTACAACCAAAAGTAACTCTAGTTATTATTTTGATGGAGGAAATACTGGGGATTCAATTAGAGTAGCTGGAGATGTTGTTGCCTATTACTCATCAGACAAAAGATATAAACAGAATATATCAACTATAAAAAACTCTCTCGACAAGGTAAATTCCATTAGAGGGGTTAGTTTTGAATGGAATGAACTATCGCATAAAAAAACTGGAAAAAAAGATATAGGTGTAATAGCACAAGAAGTTGAAAAGATTTTTCCAGAAATTGTTGAAACCAGAGAAAATGGATATAAGGCTGTAGACTACCCTAAACTAACAGCGGTTCTTATTGAATCAATAAAAGAACTTACAGCTAAGGTAAAAGATTTAGAAGATAAACAAAAATAATCATGGCAGTACCAACAACAGGCTCAGTTTCTTTAAGGGGTATTAGGAGGGAGATTGCATATAATAACTACACTCAAGCTGTTTCTATTTTAAACGTAAGTTTAGGTGATGTTTCAGACGGAACAAATGGAACCATAAACTCAAACAGCGCACAAAAGCCAGATGGAAATACATCTCACAAGATGTCAGAATTCAGAGGATACGACCATGACGCATCTTCTGGAGCTCCAATAGGGTTATCATCATCCCTACTTACAAGGAGTGGTCAATACAGTTCAAGTTCATGGGAGTCTATTGGGTTTCTTTTATCGTCTGATTATTATGGAAAAACAGTTAGGCTTGTTTGGAGGTATGTTTCTGGAACAAGTTACACTGGAGATATACAGATAGACACTGTCAACTACCCAGGAACCTCTGGGCAAGTAACATATAATTTTGACAGCTCTAATAACTCCTTTGAAACAACAACATCATCTACAACGAGTTATAATTCAGCATCTTTTTCATCTGTACCAACTTCAATTTCTGCATTAAGATGGAACAGGCGGACTGGCGGAACACCAAGTGGTTCTACTGGTCTTTCACAGGGGTATGGTGGCACACATTACTTATACGCAGAAACATCTAGTCCTGGCTACTCAAATAAAACGTTCTGGTTGAGGTCTCCTGAAGTTTTATTAGCATCAAGCGGAGTACTTTCAATTGGAATGATTTTAGGAAGGTATGGAAGTACAATTGGAACTTTAGACTTTTATTTGGATGTTGTAAGTTAAAAATGAAACATATTTATTTGTATATTTGTAAAATAAAATAAAATTATTTATGGCTATTACTTATACTTGGTCTATAAGGGGTATTTTAAAAGCTCCATCTTTAAATGGATTAAACGATGTTATTACATCTATAATGTTTAATTACACTGGGGTTTCAGATGAGGTTGATGCTGAGGGAAATCCTTATACTCATACATTTAGCGGTCAGGTTCCTGCCTCACCGCCACCAGAAGATGTGTCTGAATTTATAGATTTTAGTGAACTTACGGAAGAGCAAGTTATTTCTTGGGCGCAAGATAGACACCCAGTAGAAAACATGAACAGCGTTATAGAGAGAGCAATTGAAGAGAAAAAAACACCAAAGGAATCTGTAGAAGAAAACTTCCCTTGGAGCTAGAATATTAATATAATCTAAATTAAATAAAAATGACTAAACTTAAAGACATCGCAGTAGATGCTAAAATTCAAATCGACGAAAAAATACTAAACAGTATTCGTCAAATCAGACAAGTTCAATCCAACATACAAATGGAGGTTGGAGCTTTAGAAGCTCAAAAACACCTATCTCTTCATAAGCTACATGAAGAAGGTGAAAAGCTACAAGTTATTATGATTGAGCTCGAAAAAGAGCACGGTAAGGGAAGTATCAACTTAGATACAGGAGAACTTACTCTTGACTCGACTGAAAATGGAAATTCGTAAAATATCAATAGGAGCAGACTACAAAAGTAGTGCTATGCATTACATCTTAGGTCAAGATGTTTTGAATGGTAGTCACTCTATTCATCTTATTGATTTCAACAAAGAAAAAGAGTCGTATCTTATATATATTGAAAAAGATAACGAGGTTTTTCTTTGGAAGGAGTTTAATAAAAACATACCTGTTTCTATAGAATATAATATATTCTTTTAAAATGAAGTCCCCTTATTACTTTATTGTAAAGCCTATTGGAGGTGAATACAATAATGAAATAGAGCTATCTGGTCAAAAAGTGATTGTGAACTCCACAGTGGAAAATCATAAGCACGTAAACAGATATGCAGAAGTAGTTCATATTCCTGGAAGATACAAAGGAAGTATCTCTGTTGGTGATAAAATAATTGTTCATCACAATATCTTTAGAATATACTACGACATGAGAGGTCGACCAAAAAAATCTCCAAACTACTTCAAAGATGGTTTGTATTTTATAGATGAATATCAGTTTTACCTATACAATAACGGAATTAAGTGGAGCTCTGTAGGCGACTACTGCTTCGTGAAACCAATTGATAAGGAAAATTCTTATCTTTATGAAGAAGGTTACGAGGATAACACGGGGTATGTAGTTTATTCTAATAATATCCTTAAAGATTTAGGTGTTTTAGAGGGGAGTAAGATAAACTTCTTAAAAGACAGTGAATACGAATTCGATATAGATGGAGAGATACTTTATCGTATGAGGTCGTCTGACATATGTGCTATAATATGACAAATATAAAAGACATAAAAGAAAGAATTATAAAAGCTGGTCATGAAGCTGTAAATCAACTTATTAAGGTTGCTGAGGAAGAAATAATAAAACCAGACCCAGAAGATGAGTTAGCTGCCGATAGATTAAAAAATGCAGCAGCTACAAAAAAGCTAGCTATCTTTGATGCGTTTGAAATTCTAAACAGAATAGAAAACGAAAAAAACATGCTTGAAAACCCAGAAGAGGAAAAGAATAAATTAACTGGAGGATTTGCTGAAAGAAGGTCTAAATAATGATTTACTATGTGTGATAGAAGATTTCATTCCTGAGAAGGTAATGAAGAAAAAGAACGCAAAAAAATCATTCAAATATGGCTATGACAAAGAGTTAGATGTAATCGTAATATCTAAAGACGGAACAGTTGGGAGTGTGGTTCAAATAAACAACCTCAACATTGCTCTCCCTAAACAACCAGTAAAAGTTCACAAAAGGTCATTAGATAAAAAAGAACAATACTGGGAAGCTTCAGAGTACTCAAAAGCGCTAAAACCACTACAAACTATCTTTCAATGGAATGAAATGAACAAAGAGTTCAAGGAGACTTGGATTCCCTACATTGAAACCGAGTTTGATAGAAGGGAAAATGGGTTTTGGTTTATGAATAACGGAAACCCTGTGTACATAACTGGCACACACTATATGTACTTACAATGGACAAAGATTGATGTAGGAAAGCCAGAATATAGGGAGTCTAATAGAATATTTTTTATTTATTGGGAGGCATGTAAGGCGGATGACAGGTGTTATGGGATGTGCTACTTAAAGAATAGGCGTTCGGGTTTCTCGTTTATGTCTTCCTCAGAAACAGTAAACCAAGCAACAATAACATCAGACTCTAGGTTTGGAATATTATCAAAAACAGGTAGTGACGCAAAAAAAATGTTTACGGATAAGGTTGTTCCTATTTCAGTAAATTATCCATTTTTCTTTAAACCCATACAAGATGGTATGGACAGGCCTAAATCAGAACTTGCATATAGAGTTCCAGCTTCAAAACTAACAAGGAAGTCCATGTCTAGTCTAAAACCAAACAGTGACCTTCAAGGGCTTGACACTACTATTGACTGGAAGAATACGGGAGATAATAGTTATGAT